TGCAATTACTCGTTGTCGTTTAGTCATGTCATTGTTCATACCATTGTGTAGGGATAGTTTTGTGACACCAAAGAAATCCATTCTTAGTAGCCCATTGGCCATAAGACAGACTTCTTTTTTTGCCACGACTTAATTTAGTGTTGGCGTTCTGAAAACAAAAACGTATATCTAGACTGGGATTTGCCGCCTTAACCGCAACCATTTTTCTTCTGTCTTCTGGGGACAGGAACCCTTTTGTCTCAACGATGATCCCGTTTTGACTGAGAATAAAATCAGGCTTGTAAGTGCCACGGATGATGTACTTAAGATCCAGGGATTCATAGCTAAAGGAGACTTCTTTTTTAGTTAGGGTAGCGGCAATTTCAGCCTCAAATTTACTTCTGTAATTTTCAGAATTCGTCTGCTGCAACTGCTGGGGTGGTTGCTTCTTGCGTTTTGACATTCGGTTCCTGTGACGTTTGGACCTGAAACCCGTAACCAACAGCATCTTTCACATATTCAACGTGATTCATAATGATGACTGCTTCTGGTTGAAGTTTTATACCAACACCAAAACCACCGCTGTAACCACTACATCTAAGACTTACTTGACCTGTGCTGCCAACTCCACATTTGTTGTACTTAGGTCTATCACTAATTTGTATAGGACTACCATCAGCACCAAATAAAGTTGGAGGTCTGTTCTTCCATTGAGTTCCGTCAGGTCTAGTACCACCTACTTTTAATTTTGTTCTTACTACAAAATAAGGTTTGGTTTCTCCTCCTTCTTCTACTTCTTTTAATTCCCAAGGTAGACTTCCAAGTTTAAATTTTTTACTTGGTTCAGCAGCTTTTAACTGAGCCTTCCATCTCTCTAGTAAACCTGTGAGTTGTTCTTCTAATTCTTGTGATTCTTCTGGTTCAATAAGGCAAGTTAGTTTCCATTCCCCTAATGGATCAAACTTTGTATCTGGATCTACCAGCCATGCATACTGAAATTTGCACACTGGTGTTGTGAGGTTGAGAACTTCTGATTTTGGATTCATTTGTGAAAATCATTTAATGATTCTGTTGTAGCCGCTTGATAGATCAGATCTAACGAACGTGAAATTGATATTAGCTAAAGACTTAACCTTGGCAATGTCTCTCAAGAGAAAATATAAGGAGCATCTAAGGCATCATTGATCTCAAACTCTCCTGTTGATGGAGGCTTTGGAATTTCCTTACTGATCTTTAACTGGCTTAACACTTGGTTATATAAATCTTCTAAGACATTGATTGAATACATGTCTACAAAACTTTCTTTAGCACATTGAATAAATTGATTAATGTCTCCTGCTGGTGCTCCATAGCAATCATGGATTGTACAGAATTGATTTAAACCTTTACCCTTTGCTCTCTTTAAAGCTAAATGTACATTTGCAGCATCTAAACTATGTGTGAAATTAGCAGGAAATCCTTGAGATGTTTTTCTATTATCTATTAAATCACTGTCTTCTCTAAGTGATAACTTGAAAGTATTCGTACCTAGTTTAGTCTTTATTTGTTTACTGAAAGATTTAAAATAATCCTGACTAACTAAGAATCCTGATGGTGTAAACCACCTCATTGTCTTCTGTTCTTTTACAAAACATTTAGAAATTTTAGTTAGATAATCCATAACAGTTGTAGAAGCTGGACATATTTCAGCAACTGCTTCTCTAATTTTTAATGACAGAAAATAATAATGTTGAAAGCTATCACCCCATGGCACTTCAATTTGTTGACTATAGAGATAGTCTTTTATTTCATGAGCAATACCATAAGTTGTACCTGAATATGGAATCATCATTGTTGGTTTCTTTATTAGCTTTCTAGTTAAAAGGTTTTGTTCATTAAACCAATCCTTGCCATAGTCACTTGTATCTTCTGATAATCGATTAATTAATAGGTCTTTAACGTCTTCATATAGGTCTCTTGGATGATCTGATTTACTTAAGTTCACTCTATTAGCTAGATCTTTATCTCTAGTTAGAGCTGCAAAATGTTGATATCCATTATTTGTTCCATCCAATAACACAGGATGCTTACTAATAAAACCAAAACCTTTTTCTTGATAAGCGTTCCACTCTAAACACCAAGATAAAAATTGAAATGGTTCTTCTGCCTTACCCCATAAACTTGCATAGCTATCTGGATTACCTGCTATCTGTCTTGCTAAATGTGATCCTTCTCCTTCAGCCCACTCAATTCTTTCTTTGAAATTACATTTATTTAATCCCCAATGATTTGCACCTGCTATAGCTAACCAGTCAGCATCATCTTTATCTTTGATTGGAGCACCCTTAGCAAACCTATGGAACCCTCTAGCTAAATCATTCCCTTGAGGATTAAACATACCTGATACTGGATAAATCCTAGAGGTGAAATCAGCTTGATATACATGAAATAATTTAGTCTTTTTATATCGTCTTGCTGTATCTAATAAGGTTAAGCATAAAAATCTTTTAGCACGATCATGTGCATTGTGATCATGTATTAATGATGCTTCTCTCCTCCACTTTTTTCTAGCATCTTCATTGCTATCAATGTCATCAGGTTTAGGTGGTAAAGGTAAAGGTTCTGCATCTATAAGACAACCAACTTGGGTATTCGTATCCCAACAATAATTAGCAGTATCAAAAACTTTCTGATTAATTTCCCATATGGTTCCTTGTAAAGCATTTAAAGCAGTAAAGAAAGCTCTTGGATTTAATTTCTCTAATTCATTTAGATATTTTATATTCCTTGTTTTAACTGCTTTGATTCCTTGCAATCTTGGATTATAAAAACCACCTTCAAAAGGATTGATCCAATCTCTAGGTTGAATTAAACACGGCATGAATAATGGGTAAGCCGCTAATCTATTTTGCCTTTGCCTTTTAATCCAATTCATAGAAGCTTCAGTAAATTCCAAATATGTTTTACGAGTTCGATTATGGAAATATCCTCTAGTTGATAGCTTTACTAAGCCAACTGATTTCATTGTTAGTTCAATTAGTTTTACTCCAATTCTTAGCTTGTCTTCTTTAGACCATGGTTCAAATTCATGGTTGATCTTATTCATATGATGAACAACAACTGTTCTCCGATATTTAGGATGAGCTGTATCACTCAAATGTCTTTTTAAAGTCTCAAAATATCTAGGATCTTCTTTTTCAAAGACTCTAAATCTAAGCTCATCTTCTAATAATTGACCAATAGTAATAGCTACTGTTTGTGCTGTTCTTACCTGACTAGCTCCATCTAAGATCACTTTGAAAGCTATGTAAGCAACAACATCATGATCAGGAAAACTAGAAAGTTTAATTGAAGCTATTGCTTTTGGCCCTGGTTTACCTCTCCAAGCTGTATCGCAGAATAATGAAATCTCATGTGATAAAGGTTGAAGTCCTGCTTGAGTTAGGTTGATTCCATATGGTGTTTGGCTTTCTCTTCCCTTAGCAATATTTAAATGAACTCTTTTTTTATAAGAGTCATACCCTCTTCCTATCATTTCATCTTCAATTTCTTCTTGAAGTTCTCTTTCCATTTGTTCTTGGCTTTTTAACATTAGTTCCCCCATGTGTTTAGTACTTTGACTGCTTCATGCAATTGCTTAGGTGCATGATGTGCATAGATCATTGTTGCTTGAATAGATTCATGTCCCATCCAATCTTTTACAACACCTAATGGAACACCTCGTTGAACTAAACGAGTTGCACAAGTATGTCTGCAAATATGTGGAACATACCAATCACTACCTTTAAACCCTAAAGTATCTCGTGCTTCATTCCATACTTTTCTTAGCCAATGAGATTCATAAGGAAATAATCTTTCTGTTTGTTTACATTTATCATAGTAAGGTTTTAGTATCTTATTAACTTTATCTGACATAGGAACTGAAACTGGATTATCGCATTTACGTTCAGGGAATGTTATCTGATTTGTCTTATAGTCAATATCCCTTTTCTCAAGTCCCAGTAACTCACCTAATCTTGGGCCTAAATCTATTAAACATTTAATGAAATCATGATGTATATAATATTCTTTCTCTAATAAAAAATATAATAATTCTTCCTCCATTTCTTCTGTTAAAAAATGTATTCGACCTCTACTTTCTTTTAATCGCTTTGGAAAATTGATCATCTTTACATGACCATCACTTGCCATTTCTTCTAATGTAATCTTTAAAGCTGATACCTTTTTATTAATAGTCTTATTTGAATTTCCATAGTTTTCTCTATGGAAATCTATAAGAATATTAATCAAAGGTTCTGTAATCTGATCAATTGGTAAATTCCCTATGGCTTTAACATTATGAGCCATCTTCATTAGATAGAAATCACCATCAGGTGTTCCACGTTTCCTCCTGTTATAAACAGTTTTGATGGCTTGAGATAACCTTGGGCACTCAAGTGTCTTTTGTTTTGGCATTGTTAATTCTCCAATGTTTGATTAATAGTTCTAATTCTTTAATTCTTTCTAACGCTTTCCTTTCCTTTTCTTCTGCATAGGTTTCTTTAGTCATAGCTCAAACTCACAGCTTCTATTATCTTGATTCTTTTTTCTCTGTTCGATCCATTCTTTTGCATCTCCTTTAGATATATCTACCATTAACATTGCAACGTCTTCAATCTTTGACCAATGCATACAGCTTGTAATTAAAAGAATTGCTACTTGCTGTTTTTCAAATTCAGGTAAGTCACTAAGAGCATGAAGAACATTCTTCACATCT